AAAGATTAAGAACTAACAGATATATGATATTCTAATGTTCTACATTCCCAATCTAAATAATTGGTAAGTGGATATTTATTAAAACTACATTTACATAAAGTATCTAAAGTTAATTTTGTATTAATAAATTTATGAAATGTAGAATAATTTGTGTTCATATTTTTACAAAATTGACGAAAAGTTCCTTTAACAAAAATAATTTCGTTAATAGGAGAAATAAATACATAAGTTTTTGCTCTGTTATTATTTTTACCTTGTCTTTTTGTTGACATAAGTAATCTAGTCGAATCTTTAGTTATTCTTTGTCGTCTTTTTTCTGATAATATTTTACAAGTTTCTTTTGATCTTTTACTTCCTTTAAAAAATTTTGATCGTAATGATTTTAGTTCTTTTGCTTTTTCTATACCATGTAATTCTTCATAAGTTTTTCCAGTACAATTATAAACATCTCCTCCGTGACCACCAATAGTTATATTGTATGTGTCTTTTCTAGACACAAAAGATTTATCTACTATTTTAGATTCTACTTCATACATTTGTTGTTCATTATAACAATAATGAAGAATAGTTCGTTCAAAATTTTCTTTTCCATATTTTAGTATATCTAGTTTTAACATTTTTCCAGAACCAAGATATCCATCATATAAATTTTGTGTTGAATGTACACCAACATAAATTTTATAATTGACTAAATTACGAATAAGATATACAATATGATATGGTTTGGTTTTCATAAACATATTTATAACATATTAAAAGAAGGTGTCAAATGAAATTTTATACAAATATTTATCAATATAATCGTAATGTCATAAAACATATGTATATTGAAGATGGTAAACGATATGAAGAATTGGTCGAGTATCAACCAATCAGAGGTTGGAGAACCGATCAACAAACCAAATGGAAAGATATCTATGGACATTATCTTTCTGTTAAACGATTTGAATCTGTCGATGAATGCAATACATGGGAAAAAGAAAACAAATATCTAGAAATCTATGGAGATATAAGCAACACTCTCGCCTATCTTTCTGAACAATATCATGGTGATATTGTCTACGATAAATCTAAATTGAACATCTATTCAATGGATATAGAAGCTAATGGTGAGCAAGGATTTCCGGTTGCTACACATCCAAACGATTTTGTAAGTGCTGTTACATTTCATAACCTGAACAAAGATATCTATTATACCTTCGGATTGAAACCATATACTCCAGAAGCAACTAACATTCATTACCTGGAATGCAAAGATGAAAAGAAACTTCTCTGTGCTGTAATGGATTTCTTTACCAGACAGAACATAGATATCTTAACAGGATGGTATCTTCCTTTCGATATTCCATACCTCATTGATCGAGTTGAATATCTGTGGGGATTAAGAAACTTTGAATTGAATGAAGCATATAAAGATTTACCTTTAGATAAACGTGAAGCAATGAAAACAAAACATCTTAAGTATGGAGAGAACAAAGCAAAAGAATTCTCTCCAGACAAGAAGATATTTAAAGGAACTAGAACAGTTAACAAAAGAAAGGTAGAAGTATATCGTATACAAGGTATTGTTCAATGGGATTATCTTGATCTGTATCAGAAATTTACTGCTGATCAAAAAGAAAACTATACACTAGACTTCACTGCTTACAATGAACTAGGAGAAGAGAAATTAGAATACAAAGAAGAGTATGGCGATCTGCCAACTTTGTATAAGCAGAACCATCAAATGTATATCTCTTATAACATAAAAGATACTACACTTATTAAACTCCTGGATGATAAACTAAAGTTCATTGACATAGCTCTCGGCTATTGTTATATGATGAAGTGTGGTCATGAAGATATCTTTGGAACAGTTCGCCCGTGGGATGCTTTGTTATACAATACTCACTATCACAATAACATTCTTTGTTCTCCTCTTATAGCAAAAGATGCTGTCGAATATCTTGGAGGTTATGTTAAAGAACCAGATAGAGGAAGAAATTTTTGGCTTACAGTATTCGATGTTGTGTCTTCATATCCAGAGCAAATGATTCAAAACAATCTTAGCCCTGAAACTATTATATCTGAAACAGAAATCTATGCGTCTCCAGAATTAGTAGCCATTAGAAACAAGTATACTGGAATAGAAAAGTGTTTAGATATAGAAGCACTTTCAGATATGGCTTCTGTTTTAGAAGAACATAACTTAGCCTTTACTTGCAACGGAGAATTTTTCAGAAGAGATAAACAAGGATTCATTCCTGAACTTGTTGAGAAGATTTTCAATGAACGTATGGCAATAAAAGGTATGATTAAGAATGCTAAAACAAAAGCTGAAAAGGAACAGCTAGAAGCTAGATCATATGTATTAAAAATCTGTATTAACTCTGTGTATGGTTGTATGGGATCGAATTACTTTAGATATTATGATCCACGAATTGCTTCTGCTGTTACATGGCAAGGACAACTTTGTGCTAGAGGAGTTGCACAATATCTCGCTACCAAAGTTGATAACATCGATTGGAAATATTCAGATACAGATTCTATTTTCTTTTCATTAGAGAAGATTGTTAAATTGAGATTCGGAGACAATCCTCCAGACAACGAAACTGTTGCTAAGTTTCTTTTGATGTATCAAGATAAAATGATTCAACCAAAGATAGATGAATTTTTTATCATAATGGGAAAGAATTTCAACAACATCAAAACCTGTATCAAAATGGAACATGAATGTCTTGCTCCTGTTTCGATCCTGGTAGAGAAAAAGAAATATGTCATGGCACAAATATACAAAGAAGGAACTTGGTTTATCGATAAACCAAAGTATAAGATCAAAGGAATAGAAGTTGTACGTAGCTCTACACCAAAAGTAGCCAGAGATAAGCTCAAGAAAGCCCTAGAACTGATCTTTGAGACTGACAGCAATGAAACCCTCATTGCTTTTGCTGAAAGCTTTAGAAGAGAATTCTACAAGCTTCCTTTTGAAATGGTTGCTTCTCCTAGAGGAGTAAACAAAATGGACAAGTACAACTTTCAATCCAAGTGTATTCCAATCCAGGTTCGAGCTTCAATGGTATTCAACAAAGCATTGAAAGCTTATAACCTCCAGGATAAATATCAAACCATTACTAACAGAAGTAAGATCAAGTTCTGCTATCTGAAAGTTCCAAACTGGTTAGGAAGTAATATTGTCGGTGTCGTTGATAAACTTCCTCCTGAACTTATAGATAAATTTGTGATCGATTATCCTTTACAATTTGAAAAGGCTTTCGTGAATCCTTTGAAAAAGATATTCGATTCTCTTAGATGGCAATTCTATAAAGACAATGATGCTGATGGATTCTTTGAGGAGGATTAAATGAAACTAAAATACAAAGACACAGTAAAGTGGGAAGTTCATACACATAATTTTCAAACCATTTCACCATACTTTCTTTATACATTTATATCAGACTTGAATCAACTTCCATTTCCGTTTGATACTTTAATATTTTCTAAAGCAGAATGGGAATATTTAAAACTATCTACAATATATACCATGATTGATTTTGACCAATGCACGTTTCATGGTAACAAATTAGAAATAGAATAATCATAAATAAAAGGAAAGTATATGAGAGAATTATGGAAAACTATTTTGAAAGAATCTTAAATGAATATACACTATCACAAACTCAATCACAAGTCAATGCTATTAGAAAGAAAGAAGGAATTGCTTTCAATACATCTAAAGGGCATCCGACTCAAAGAACATCTACAACAGCTACCTATCTAAAGTTTTATAAACTTCTTACTCCAGAAGAACAAAAAGGTGAAGGACTAGATTACTCCGCAGGACTCGGCAAAGGTTCTGCTCTTCTCCGTCAAGAGTTTGATGCAAACATAGAATCATATGAACCATTCCCCCACGAAGATTCAGAAGATATTACTTATGTTGGATTGAATTCTCTACCTGATAAACTCTATGACTATATCTTTTGTTCTGCTGTTCTGAATGTAGTTGAGCAAGACATAAGAGATTACATTGTACAAGATATCTTTGCTCATTTGAAACCAGGAGGAGAAGCAATCATTGGTGTTCGATCTAAAGCTGATGTACTTAGTGCTAGAACAGCATATGTTATTGATGCAGAAAACGGAGAGATCATTGATAGAATAAGAGGATCATATCAAAAAGGATTCACTGGTCCTGAACTAAGAGAATATATATCAAAAATACTTCCTGAAGCTGCTGTTACCAGAGTTGAAGTTTCAGGATTCTCTCAGATAGTTGTGAGAGTTGCTAGGTCTGAATGGGATGCATATAAAGACTTGACAGAAGCAATAGATAATATAGATGTTCAACTTAAAAAGTTAGGATTGTTTCGTTCTAGAAAATATGGAATAGGAAAAGAAATTGGTGGAAATATTTATGTTCATAAACAATACGAATATGTATTTCCTCAAGATGAATTGGACAAAGCAAAACCTCTTTTACCAAAAGATTTTGAGTATCAAGTAGTAAAATATAATCCAACAACTAAAGTATTTAGTTTTATTGTCTCTAGAGATTTTGATACCAATCCTGAACCGTCTATCAATGGAGGTATCACTGTCAATTCTAATGGTTTTGTCAAATCATTTCCAGAAGCTGGATGGATATATCATCACAAATGGATGTGGGTAGCAGATGATTATACTGGATTTGATGTTAAAGAAAGTAAACTACGATCATTAGAATGGACTTCGCTTTCTAACATAGATAGAACTAGAATAGGACAAAAGAAATATTGGGAGGCTAATATAGTTCCTTTATTGAAAGATAAATAAATTTATAAATAAACCTAGAGGAAATAATAATGGCAATTAGTTATATAAAAGATATGGATAAAGAAACTGTTCTTAGAGTTTTGTTGACCATGTTAGAAATATCTTACCATTCTCAGAAAAGAGGAGAAGGATATTCTGCTGGTTTGTTTTTAAGATATGCTCACGAAACTGCTTTACTATCTCCTGTATGTCCTCCTAATCTTAAAGCTATTATTA